AATCGAACCACGCGGCTGAGACCCCCGCTCGGGCTACGCCCTCACGGCGGTCTCAGCCGCGCGCAAGGGTGGCCGACTTTTGCGCCGCCCAGTGGCTGGGTTTTACGCCGCCGTTGACACCCTCGGGCGAGAGCTTCGCCTTCACCGTCCATGCCGTCTTCCTGCCCCGGCCCCGGATCGAGATTTCCGGGCCGCAGGGCGTACAGGCCACCTTCGACTGGCAGGCGGCAAGGGACAGCACCCTTGAACGCATGTGCACCGCCACACTGATCAACGACCGCGAGGGATACTGATGCTGACACTCGACCTGAGTAATGAACCCCGCTGGCACGATCTGGCGCCCGGTGTCCGGGTGCAGCTGCGTCCGCTGACCACCGCGCTGATGGTCGCCACCCGCAGCGAACCGGAGGTGGAGACAGTTCCGGACGGGACCGGCGACGAAGAGCGCGCCCTGATCTTCGCCAAGGCGCTGGCCCGCCGGGCGGTGCTGGACTGGGAGGGTGTCGGCGATGCCGATGGGAATGTCATCGATCCGAGCCCTCAGGCCATCGATGCGCTCCTGGACATCTGGCCGATCTTCGAAGCCTTCCAGCTGGTCTATGTCTCGAAGGGGCTGCTGCTGGAACAGGAAAAAAACGTCTCCGCGCCCTCGCCGAATGGTCCTTCGGCGGGGGCGACAGCTACTGCGCGGCCTGCACGCAATTCTGCGAAGACTGCCCCACGCGGCAAAACCAGCCGCTGACCTGGGAGGGCTGGCAGGTCTGGGATCTGGTCGGGCGCCTTGGCGGCCAGATGCGGGTGCTCCCGGGCGCGGTGATCGGCTGGGATCTGAATGCCGCTCTGGAACTGGCAGCGGCGCTGGGCATTCCAGCCCCGGCAGCCGCCGAACTGCTACCCATAATCGAGGCGGTGATGGTCCGGAAGATGAACGAGCAGATGGCCGCGAACGGATCCAGCGCGATCAGCTTTTGACCTTGGGAACCAGCGTGACACCCGCCAGCCCCTCAAAATGCGCGTCGCAGGTCAGAAGCTGCGCGCCATGCGCCTGCGCGGTGGCGAAGATGATGGAGTCGGCCGTGGCCAGCTTGTGGGCACGGCAGGCCTCGGCCGCGGCCAACGCGGTTTCGGTATCGAGCGGCACGACCTGACAGATCTGGGTGAAGGCGATGACCTGATCGGCCTTGTCCTCGCCGATCTCGCGGGTCAGCCATTTCGCCAGTTCCAACTGCACCATGGTCGGCACCAGCCAGTCGGCCTGTTCCGGCAGCTGATCGGCCAGCTTGTCGCCGGTCGGTGACGCGATCAGCCATTCGATCCAGGCAGAGGTATCGACGAGGATCATTCAGTGGCGGTCCTTGCGATCGCGATAACCTTCGGCATTGGCACCCTTCGCCAGCCCGCGCAATGCCTCGCGCTTGGGAACGGGCACCAAGAGCACCCCGGTCCCTTTCGGAATGAAGGCAAAGGTCAGCCCGGCTTCCCAATGCTGGGCGGCACGGATCGCCTTGGGGATGGAGATCTGGAATTTCGTGGACAGGGTCGCGGTCTCGGCCATTGTCATACCCATCATTGATCGATGCGGAGAATGTAAGACACGCATCGGGGGAGATCAAGGAATCCCTTCATGGTAGAGAAACGTGTCAGCGTCCGCCTTGCGGCGGTGGGCGGGCGGCAGGTGCGCGCCGAGTTGGAGGGCGTCGGCGAGGCCGGATCTCGCGGTTTCGGACGGCTGTCGCGCGAGATGGAGGCGGCGAACGCCCGTATGGCCGGGTTCACGCGCAAGGTCGGTGTCGCAGCAGCTGCGGCAGTTGCCGCTGCCACGGCTGCTGGCATCGCCATGGTGCGATCCGGACTGCAGACGGTCGATGCGCAGGCCAAGCTCGCCCAGTCGCTCGGCACCACCGTCGCCTCGATCCAGACACTGGAACGTGCGGGCGAACTGGCAGGTGTCTCGATGTCAGGCATCGAGCAGGCGACCAAGGATCTGACCCGTCGGCTGAGCCAGGCAGCGGCGGGTGGCGGCCCGGCGGCCGATGCATTGGAACGGCTTGGCCTGACAGCGGCTGATCTGCTGGCCCTGCCGCTGGACCAACGCGTCGGGGCCATCAATGCCGCCATCGAGGCATTCGTGCCCGTCGCTCAGCGCGCGGCCGTCGCGGGCCAGCTCTTCGGCGAGGAAGGTTCGATTGCCATGGCGCGGATCGATACGGCGACCTTGCGGCAGGCGACCGAGGATGTCCGGGCGTTCGGGGTCGTGGTCTCGGAACAGGATGCCGACCGGATCGAGCGGACAAACGACGCGATCTCGCGGCTGGGTCTGGTCTGGCGCGGGTTGTCGAACCAGCTGGCAGTTGCCGCAGCACCTGCGCTGGAAGCCGTCGCCGATGCCATGGCGGCGCTCGCCAGCCGCACCGGACCGCTCGGGATGGCGATCAGCGGGCTTTTCGACCAGCTCGGCAGGCTGTCGACCTATGCCGCCAGCTTCGCCACCTTCATGGCCGGTCGCTGGGTGGCCGGGCTGGCAGCAGCGGCACTCTCCGTCCGTGGTCTCGCCACCGCATTGCTGGTGCTGCGCGGGGCGCTGATCCGGACCGGCATCGGCGCCCTGATCGTCGGCGCAGGGGAACTCGTCTATCAGTTCACCAAGCTGGTCAAGGGCGCGGGCGGCTTTGGCAATGCCATGGCGCTGATGGGCGATGCCGCCAAAGCGGTCTGGGAGGGGATCAAGACAACGTCCATGTCCTTCGCCGACGATTTCCGGGCGATGTAATCCGAGATCGAGGCGATCTGGACCCGGCTGATGGCCTTCCTGGTCGGGAAATGGGCGGATTTTCTGGGGATGATCGCCCCCACCTTCAACAAGGTGGCGGAAGAAATCGGATCCGACACCCGGATCGATGTCTTCGAGGCGCTGGGCCGAGCCTCGATGCTGGAGCATGCGGCCAGCAATTCCGCCCATATGGCAGGCCGATATCGTGACCGGGCCAGTACCAGCCGCGCCTCGGCCTTCGATGGCGTCGGCCCGGCGATGGATGCCCTGCGCGCCGCGATGTCGGGTGGTGAAGATGTCGGAACCGAGGCGCTGGACGTGGCGACCGAAGCCGCCGGGCGTTATGAGGATGCTCTGGGCGGGGTCGAAACTGCTGCCAGCGGCGCGGGCGCTGCCGCAAAGGACGCCGGGGCAGCGGGGAAAGCGGCGGCGGAAGCGGCCAAGCCCGCGACCGAGGCCACCGCCACCGGCTGGAAGGCCGTGACCGAGGCGCTATCGGATTATGCGAAGAAAGCGAAGGATATCGGCGCCGATATCGGTCAGGCGCTGGTCGGCGCGTTCCAGAGTGCCGAGAATGCGGTCGGAGAATTCGTGAAGACCGGCAAACTCGATTTCCGCGATCTGGTCACCTCGCTGCTGGCCGATCTGTCGAAGCTGGCGGCACGGCGTTTCCTGCTGGGTCCGATTGCCAATGCGCTTTCGGGCGCGCTGGGCGGCGCAGGCGGGATTTTTGCCAGTATCATGCACAGGGGCGGCATGGTCGGTGCCACAGGTGCTGGCCGGATGGTGCCGGCGCTGGCCTTTGCCGGGGCACAACGCATGCATGCGGGCGGCATGGTCGGTCTGCGCCATGACGAGGTACCGGCCATCCTCCAGCGTGGCGAACGGGTGCTGTCGCGCCGCGATGCGCAGGATTACAGCGAGGGCGTCACGGTCAACATCAATGCCCGCGACGCCGAGAGCTTTCGACAATCCCGCACCCAGATCGCCGCCGATATCGCCCGCGCCGTCTCGCTGGGGCGTCGCGGATTGTAAGAAAGAGGTCAGACCATGGCATTTCACGAGGTCCGGTTTCCGGACACTATCAGCCGCGGCGCGCGTGGCGGGCCGGAACGGCGCACCCAGATCGTCGAACTGGCCTCGGGCGACGAAGAACGCAACGCGAGCTGGGCCAACAGTCGGCGGCGCTACGACGTCAGCTATGGCATCCGCCGCGCCGACGATCTCGCGGCGGTCGTGGCCTTCTTTGAGGCTCGGAACGGGCGGCTTTATGGTTTTCGCTTCAAGGATTGGGCCGATCATCGGTCCTCCCTACCCTCGCGGGCGCCAGCAGGAACGGATCAGCAGATCGGCACCGGCGATGGCGTCACAACCGCCTTTCAGCTGGTCAAACGCTATGCCTCGGGTGGACAAAGCTGGTCCCGCGCGATCACCAAGCCGGTCGCAGGCACCGTCCAGGTCGCCCTGAACGGTGTGTCGCAAGGCTCCGGCTGGTCGGTCGATCACAAGACCGGCCTCGTCAGCTTCGACACTGCACCATCCGCTGGCATCGCCATCGCGGCAGGGTTCGAATTCGATGTTCCGGTGCGCTTCGACAGCGACGCGCTGGACGTCACGCTGGATATCGAACGGCTGGGATCCATTACCTCCATTCCCCTGCTGGAGATCCGGCGATGAAGAATATCTCGCCTGCATTGCAGGCCCATCTCGACAGCGGCACCACGACGCTCGCCTGGTGCTGGCGCATCATCCGCGCCGATGGCACCGCCTTCGGCTTCACCGATCATGACCAGACCCTCATTTTCGACGGCACGGATTTCGAGCCGGAAAGCGGGTTGACCGCCAGCGAGATCCGATCCGGCGCCGATCTCTCGGTCGATGCCCAGGATGCAGCGGGCGCGCTGCGCTCCGACCGGATCACCGAGGCCGATATTCTGGACGGGCGCTGGGACAATGCCGAAGTCGAACTCTGGCGCGTCAACTGGCAGGCACCATCGCAGCGGGTGCTGATGCGGCGCGGCGCCATCGGTCAGATCAGGCGCGGACGGCATGCCTTCGTGGCCGAGATCCGGTCAATGTCGCATATCCTCGGTCAGACGGTCGGCCGGACATTTCAGGCCGGCTGCGATGCCACGCTGGGCGATGCCCGCTGCGGGGTCGATCTGGAGGATCCGGCTTTTCGCGGCGCGGGAACCGTGATCGAAAGGTTGCGCGACCGGGCGTTCACCGCCTCCGGGCTCGGTGGCTTCGCACCCGGCTGGTTCCGCTTCGGCACACTGGACTGGACCACTGGCCCCAATGCCGGTCGCCGCGCGGAGGTGCTGGCCCATGATCGCAGCGATGGCATTGCGGTCCTGACGCTGCTGGAAGTCCCGATCCGGGCGATTGGCGCAGGCGAGGGCTTCACCGTCCGGGCGGGCTGCGACAAGCGCATCGCCACCTGCGCCCAGAAGTTCGGCAATGTCGTCAACTTCCGGGGTTTTCCGCACATTCCCGGCCAGGACACCATTCTGCGCTATGCCTCATCGGACGGTGAGCATGATGGCGGTGTGCTTTGACCCGGCTGCAGACTGCAGCCCATCCGGACCGCATCATCGCCGCCGCGCGCGGCTGGCTCGGCACGCCCTATCACGATCAGGCCAGTTTACGGGGCGTCGGCTGCGACTGCCTCGGGCTGGCACGCGGCGTCTGGCGGGAGATCGTGGGCGACGAGCCTTTCCCGATCCCGCCCTATAGCCGCGACTGGGGCGAGACCGGCAGCGGCGAAGTGCTGGCAGACGGCGCGCTGCGGATGATGATCGAGGTTTCCGTCGCGGATGCCGGGCCGGGCGCGCTGGTCCTGTTCCGTATGCGTCCCGGCGCCATCGCCAAACATGTCGGGATTCTCACAGCGCCGAACCGTTTCATTCATGCCTACGAGCGGCTGGGCGTCATCGAAGAGCCCATGACATCTGCCTGGCGCCGCCGCATCGCCTTCGCCTTTCTGTTTCCTGACTCCTGAGGTTTTCCTGAATGGCAACATTGGTATTGGCCTCGGTCGGCGCCACGATTGGCGGCGGCTTCGGGGGCGCGATCCTCGGCTTTTCCGGCGCCGCCATCGGCGGCATGATCGGCTCCACCATCGGCGCGGCCGTGGACAGCTGGATCGTCTCCTCGCTCGCCCCGGCCCAGCGCATCGAAGGCGCAAGGCTCGACAATCTGCGCATCACCGCCTCGACCGAGGGCGCGGTCATTCCGCGTGTTTTCGGACGCATGCGCATGGGCGGCAATATCGTCTGGGCCACAGATTTCCGCGAGGAAACGAAGACCAGCCGTCAGGGCGGTGGCAAGGGCGGCGGGCCCAAGGTCGAGACAACCGAATATCTCTACTACGCGTCATTCGCCGTGGCACTTTGTGAAGGTGAGATCACCGGCATCGGGCGCATCTGGGCCGATGGCAAGCCGCTCGACGCCTCGGGGATTACCTGGCGCTGGTATCCGGGTTCCGAGATACAGGAGCCAGATCCCTTCATCGCCGCCACCATGGGCGTGGACCAAACACCTGCCCTTCGTGGCACCGCCTATGTGGTTTTCGAAGACCTTCCGCTGAGTGATTACGGCAACCGTCTGCCACAGTTTTCCTTCGAGGTCTTCCGGCCGCTCGCCGATCCGGACAGTGCCGAGAGGCTGACCCGTGCCGTCACCTTGATTCCGGCCTCCGGAGAATTTACCTATGCCACCGAAGCCGTTCGCAAGGGCGGCAATGGTACCACCTCGGCCGAGAACCTGAACGCCGCGCCGGGCAGCGCGGATATGATCGTGGCGCTGGACCGGCTGCAGGCCATGGCGCCGAAGGTCGAGAGCGTCAGCCTGGTCGTCGCCTGGTTCGGCAACGATCTGCGCTGTGGACATTGCACCATCCGACCGGGTGTCGAGGTTGCCGCGAAGGCGAGCACGCCGCACCTCTGGTCGGTCAGCGGCATCGCCCGCGATCAGGCGCATCTGGTGAGCCGTGATTCCGAAGATCGCCCTGTCTATGGCGGCACGCCAGCGGATTTCGCAGTGATGCAGGCGATCCGCGAGATGAAGGCGCGCGGGCTGCGGGTGACCTTCTATCCCTTCATTCTCATGGATGTCCCATCCGGCAATGCGCTGCCGGATCCCTATTCGGACCATGCCGCTGGCACCGGCCAGCCCGTCTTTCCATGGCGCGGGCGGATCACCTGTTCGCCAACGGCGGGTCAGGCAGGCAGCGCCGACAAGACGGCGGCTGCGGCTGATCAGGTTGATGCCCTTTTCGGGACTGCCAGCGTGGGTGATTTCGCCGTCAACGGCGACGAGGTCCGCTGGGCGGGCGATGCAGGCGATCACGGACTGCGCCGCATGGTGCTGCATTACGCCCATCTCTGCGCGGCGGCGGGCGGAGTCGATAGCTTCCTGATCGGTTCCGAGATGCGCGGGCTGACAACCATCCGGGCAAGCGGGAACAACTACCCGGCCGTCGCTGCCTTCCGGGCGCTATCCGCCGATGTGCGCGCCATCCTCGGACCGGATACCAGGATCAGCTATGCCGCCGACTGGTCAGAATATTTCGGCCATCAGCCAAACGATGGCAGCAATGATGTCTTCTTCCACCTCGATCCGCTTTGGGCCGACCAGAACATCGATTTCATCGGCATCGACAATTACCTGCCGCTCTCCGACTGGCGCGACGGGTTCGATCATCTGGACGCCCGAGACGGATGGCCCGCCATTCATGAACGCGCTTATCTGCAGTCGAACATGGCGGGCGGCGAGGGGTTTGACTGGTTTTATGCCTCGGCGGCGGATCGAACTGCACAGGTCCGGACACCGATCACGGATGGTGCCCACGGCAAGCCCTGGGTGTTCCGGCCGAAAGATATTTTGGGCTGGTGGTCGAACCGCCATTTCGACCGGCCGGGCGGGGTCGAGGCCGCGACACCGACCGCTTGGGTGCCAGAATCGAAACCGATCCGCTTCACAGAACTCGGCTGTCCCGCCATCGACCGCGGCACCAACCAGCCGAACGTGTTTTATGACCCGAAGTCTTCCGAAAGCTTCGTGCCGTATTTCTCGCGCGGCTGGCGGGATGACGCGATCCAGCGCGCCTACCTCGAAGCGTCCTATCTCTTCTGGGGTCAGCCCGCGAACAACCCGGTCTCGGCTGTCACCGGCCAGCGCATGATCGAGATTTCAGAATGCGCCGCCTGGACCTGGGATGCCCGACCCTATCCGTTCTTTCCGGCGCTGGGCGATATCTGGACGGATGGCGCGAACTGGCGGCTCGGCCATTGGCTGACCGGGCGGCTGGGCGCAGTCTCGCTCGCGTCCCTCGTCCGTCATCTCTGCCTGCGCGCCGGGCTGCCGGAATCCCGCGTCGATGTCTCCGGCCTCTGGGGCGCCGCCGAGGGCTATGCGATTACCGCACTGGAAAGCCCCCGCGCCTCAATCACCACGCTGGCGCGGCATTTCGGCTTCGACGCGGTCGAGAGCGAGGGCGTCATTCGATTTGTGATGCGCGGCCGGGCACCGGTTGCCACCATCGCCCATGACAATCTGGTCGCGGGCAACACCGGTGGCGAAGCGATCGAACTGACCCGGGCGCAGGAGACCGAACTGCCGCAGGCGCTGAAGTGGCAGGTGGCCCGGGCCGACGAAGATTACGATGCCGCGATTGTCGAGGCGTCCCGCATCACCGTCGATACCAGCCGCATCGCCTCCGAGAGTTTCCCGATGGCGGTACCCCCCGAAGAGGCCGAGCGCCGCTGCCGCCGCGCCCTGCAGGAAGCCTGGGCGGGCCGCGAAAGCGCGGTGTTTCGCCTGCCACCTTCGCGGCTGGCGCTCGACCCGGCCGATGTCATCGCGCTGGATCACGACGGGCGCCAGCAGCAGTTCCGCCTGACGGCCGTGGCCGATGCCGAAGCGCGCGGCATCGAGGCGGTGCGTCAGGACCGCGAGGCCTATGATCTGCCGCCTGGCGCCGAGCGACCGACCACCCTGCCCCGCGCCGTCACCTTCGGACCGCCGGAAGTCGTCATTCTCGATCTGCCACAACTGCGCGACGATATCCCCGCGCATCTGCCACTGATTGCGACCACCGCAAAGCCTTGGCCCGGCGCGCTGGCCGTCTATCGCAGCCCCGGCAGTGACGGGTTCGAACTGCTGACCACGGTACGCCGCCGGGCGAACATGGGGCGTCTCACCGCCGATCTCTGGCCCGGTCCCACCTCACGGTTTGATCTCGGCAATGTCCTGTTCCTCGATCTCGCCAGCGGTCAACTGGACAGTGTCAGCGATCTTGCCCTCTTCGGCGGGGCCAATGCGCTGGCAATCGAAGCCGCGCCGGGGCGCTGGGAGATCGTCCAGGCGGGCTCGGCCGAACTGATCGCGTCGGGCCGATACCGCCTGAGCCGCCTACTGCGCGGCCAGCGCGGCACGGAACATGCCATGGGCAATCCGACCCCGGCCGGGGCACGGGTGGTGCTGCTGAACGAGGCCCTGACGCCGCTGCCGATCCCGGAAGCCGATCTCGGCGTTCCCTTCAACTGGCGCATCGGTCCCGCCCGCCATCCGGTCAGTAGCGAGACCTTCACAGTGGTGAGCTTCGCCCCTGAGGGCGAGGGACTGCGGCCCTTTTCGCCAGTGCATGTCAACCAGCCATGGCGCCGCCCGCATGTCCCGGGCGATCTGACGCTTCGCTGGACGCGTCGGTCCCGCAGCCTAGCCGCCGACAGTTGGCAGGGGCTGGAGGTGCCGATGGCCGAAGAAGTCAAAAGCTATGAGATCCGGATCATGGATGGCGCGGCTGTGAAGCGGACACTGACCACCAATGCGCCGTCGGTCACCTATAACGCCGCGCAACAGACCGCCGATTGGGGCGCGCTGCTGACACCGGGTGACAGCCTGACCATACGCATCTGCCAGCTCTCTGCCCGTATCGGACGGGGCACGGCACGCACGACCACGCTTTATCTCTAACGACCGGGAAACCAAAAAGATGTCCGACAGCACGACGAACCTGCTGCTGCCCTATCTGATGGCGGCGCAGGCCCAGAAACACGTCACCCATAACGAGGCCCTGCATCTGCTCGACGGGCTGGTGCAGCTTTCGGTCAAGAGCCGGGTTATGGCCGCGCCACCGGCAAGTCCGGCCGATGGTGATCGCTATATCGTTGCTTCGGGCGCGACCGGCGGCTGGGCAGGATGGGATCTGAACGTCGCCCTCTGGACCGATGGCGCCTGGCTGCGACTACCGCCGCGCGAAGGCTGGCGGGCATGGATTGAGGACGAGGCCGCGCTGCTGGTCCGGAACGGTGCGGGCTGGGAGCCGGTCATCCCGACCTCCCTCGACGATCTGACACGCCTCGGCATCGGCATGGCGGCCAGCGCCGGTGCCCCCTTCTCGGCCAAGCTGAACAGCGCCCTCTGGACCGCGCTCTATGCAGCCGATGGCGGCAGCGGCGATCTGACCCAAACCCTGAACCGGGAAACGGGCGGTGACGATGCCGGGCTGATCCTGCAGACCGGGTTCTCGACACGGGCGCTGATCGGCCTCTTCGGATCGGACCGGCTGCGCATCGCCGTCTCGCCCGACGGGTCCAGCTTCCGCGATGCGCTGGGCGTCGATCCGGCGACGGGCATCGCAGACCAGCCGAACCTGCCGCGCTTCAAGGCATGGACGAATTACGACAATTACGTCGCCACCGACAGCTGGACGACGCTCGGCATCAACGTCACGGACTATAACGATCAGGGCTGTTTCGATGCCGCGACCAACCGCTTCGTGGCGCCGGTCGCGGGCACCTATCTCTTCGGGGCCTCGCTGCTCTTCAAGATCAATGCCAGCAGCAATGCCCGGATGCGCGGGCGGCTGGTGCTTAGCGGGTCCACGGAAATCCGGGGCTCGTTCGGCGAGATTTCCAGCGCGCATGTGTCCGAGGCGACCGCCCTCTGGCTGCAGACCATGGTCCCGCTGGACGCAGGCGACACGGTCGCGCTGCAGGGCAGCTTTCGCGCGTTCGATGGGTATTTCGCGGACGATCATCCGCATGCTGACCGCCGGGTTGATCCTGACCCTGCTGGCCGGGATCGCCCTGAAGCTGAAACTCTTCGGCGAGGGCGGCTGACTCGCCGCGCGGCGCACACCGCCAACCCTTACAACCCCATTCACCCCACAGCCCGCCATCCCGGCGGGCTTTTTCTTTATCCGGAGGATATCCATGACCACCCGCTTCTACCGCCATTGGCGCGATGTGCCGAAAGAAACATGGTGCTGGCCGAACTTCTCGCCCGCCGAGATCGCCTGCCGGGGCACCGGATCGATCCTGATCCATGACGCGGCCCTCGACCGGCTGCAGGCGCTGCGCACCCGCCTCGGCAAGCCGCTGATCGTGAACTCGGCCTATCGCAGCCCGGAACATAATGCCCGGGTGCGGGGTGCGAGGCGCTCGAAACACCTCGAGGGCACCGCCTTCGACATTTCCATGGCCAATCACGATCCGGCCAGCTTCGAGAAGGCCGCGCGGGCGGTAGGTTTCCTGGGCTTCGGCACCTATCCGCGCTCCGGCTTCATGCATATCGATCTCGGCCCTGCCCGGCGCTGGGGCGATCCCTTTCCAGCCCGCGCCATCCCCTTCGCCGAGGATCAGCCGCCCGCGCGGGAACATCTGGCCGACAGCCGTACCATGAAAGGCAGCGGCGCGGCAGGACTGGCAACCGTCGGTGCCGCGGGCATCGAAATCGCCCAGGACACGCTGAGCGACGCGCAAACCGCGATCCAGCCGCTGATCCCGTATCTCGACACCCTGCGCTGGGCCTTCATCGGCCTGGCACTGGCCGGGATCGGCCTGACGGTCTGGGCCCGGCTCGATGACTGGAACCGGGGGCGACGGTGATGGGCGCCCTCGCTGCGCTGCTGGCGTCGCGCTGGGTGCGGCGTCTGACCATCGGGATCGCGCTGATCGGCGCGGTCCTTCTTTTCCTCCTCAACCTGCGGCGCGCCGGCGAAACCGCCGGTCGCCACGCCGAACGCCTGAACCAGATGGAGCGCCAGAATGAGATTCAACGCCGCATGCTGGAGGCTGCCAGCACCCGCCCTCGTGATCGCGACGAGCTTGCTGAGCGCCTGCGCGACGGGCGGTTCTGATCCGGGCAGTGCGGTCTGCCCGCCGGTCGTCGTTTACGATCAGGCGATGCGGGACCGGGCGGCGGTGGAACTGAAGGCCCTGCCTGGGGATGACGCGCTGGTCGGGATGATGGCGGACTATGCCGTCATGCGCGCGCAGGCGCGAGCCTGCATAGGATGACAGACGGTGTCAGGACGGCTCGGCCGGGGCGTCCACCAGCGCCAATGCGCCATCCGGCAGAGGACGTTGCAGCTTGCTGGCGATCTCGATTGGTGCCGAAAGCCAGGTCTCCCAATCCCGAGGCTCAGTCAGAATGACCGGCATGGCTTTCGGATGCACCGATTTCACCTCGGCATTGGGCGCGCAGGTCAGAAAGGCATAGAGATCGTCGGTTGTTTCGCCATCCTTTACCTTGCGGATCGAAGTCCAGCCCCGGACCTCTATCCCGGCGAAGAACATCGGCGTCTCTGATGCCGCCGGAGCGAACCACTGATTGCCGCCCTTGATCGGTTCGGCGAAGGCCGTGACCGGCACCAGGCAGCGATGCGCTGGGCCCAGCCAGCGCCGCCAATGCGGCGAGGTCAGGTTGCGGACATTGGTTACGCCTGGATCCCGTTGGGTCTTCAGGACCGATTGTGGCGATGGCATCCCCCACCGTGCCTTCACCAATTCCAGCGAAGCGCCATCATGGCGGATGATCGGTGCCAGCTGATCCGGATAAACCTTGCCCGGCGCGACGTTGCCCGCGCGATCTGTCATGGTCAGCCCCTTGAAAAGCTGGCGCATCGCCTCCTGCGTGGTGGTCTGATTGTAAAGGTTGCACAAGGTGTCGTCGTCCTCGGAGCGGCCAAAGGGCAAATAGGGTGAACTGTAGCCCGGCAGACATGTTCCGTCAGCCAGTTCCAGATCCGGAAAGGCGGTCAGACAGGCGCTGGCCGCATCCGGTTCACGGAAATAGAGCGCGATCCGGTCCCGCGTGCCGCCGCGCCCGCCGCCATGCCAGGCATAGTTGCCGCGGCCGATCCGCGTCGCCAGCCACTCATGCAGAGCGTCGGACATGCTGCCGAAACCCATCTCCGGCACGCAGATCAGAACGCGGACCGGGAAGGCCGAATCGTCGATCTTGACTTGAGGTGTGCTGCGGCGAGTCATAGACTGGAACCAATGCAGAACATTTTTGACCGATTCAAGCGTCAATCTTGCGGCGTCCATCCAGTTGGGCGACGCCGAGCACCCTGACACTACTAACGTTCTCGATGCTTTTGAGGAATCCGAGCGTCAACTTCATCCACAGAAATGATGGCTCGGGGAAACTGGTATGGATTGATCGGCAAAGATTGAGCTACCATCACAGCCTAGGGCGAAAGCCAGTCCACATTTGCAAGCGGTCTAAATGGAAATTTCCGGAACTTCGCTCGATGACTTGCTAATCGAACTCTACAAGGCTCTTCCTTCGCAAGGCTTAAAAAACCGCGGCTCTCGAGGCGAAAATACGGAACTTCTTGGGGTGACCTTGAGGCTAGAAAACCCTCGTGCACGGCTAAGCCGATCTGAAGACAGAGGGAAACCATTCAGCGCCATCGGAGAGCTTCTTTGGTACCTTTCGGGCTCGGACAAACTTGAATTTATTGAGCCATATATACCACGATATAGAAATGATGCGGAGGAAGGAATTCTCCCTGGTGCATACGGACCTAGGCTGTTTGCTATGGATGGAGGCATTGACCAGTTATCAAACGTAGCCAACCTACTCAAGGAACGGCCCGGTAGTCGTCGAGCTGTGGTGCAGCTGTTTTGTGCCTCCGATCTAGTCGCTCACAGGAAAGAAATTCCCTGTACAACGACCCTTCAGTTTCATCTGAGGGACGGCCAACTTCATATGTCAACCAATATGCGATCCAATGACGCCTACTACGGCCTTCCCCATGATGTATTCTGCTTTACAATGCTGCAAGAAATGATGGCCCGCCGACTCGGCGCGGCCCTCGGAAATTATATCCATCATGCGGGCTCCATGCATGTCTACGATGAAGTCCTTGAAGGGGCCCTGGCGTACATCGATGAAGGGTATCAGCGTCCTAACGAGATGCCAGAAATGCCGATGGGCAACCCTTTCGAACTAGTGCCGACCCTGCTTCATGCCGAGGCGCGCGCACGCGCAGGAGATCGATTCAGTGTGGACGAAATCTTTCGTGACAGCTATTGGTCTGATTTTGCGAGACTTATTCAGTGCTTCTGGGCTAGACGCATGAAATTCGATCTTTCCGAACTAAAGGGGGCATTCCACAGCGAGATGTATGCTGTATATGCCAATCCGCTTCCGGTAAAAGCCCAACCTAGCGCACCTTCAGCTAAAGGAAATCAGACGAGATGATGTGGCCCTCGCGTACTGGCCAAAGCCGACAGCTCGATAGCCAGTTGGCGGCCTACGAAGCTACTAGTGGGCCGCTTCCAGGGTTGGCCGACAGGAGGGCTCGCGCCACCTTACTTTCACAGCTTGTAGCTAGCCTGAGACGCGAAGATTACTACAAATTTCTTCAGCAGAAGGCGATCTCAGCACGAAGAGCAAACCCAAACGACCCGATGTTCAATCCTGAAAAGGCAATCGCCTTTCATCTTCAGTGTGGAAACGTTGACGAAGCTTGCTGGTTAATTTTTTTGATGACCCACTTCGCAAAACCGGCGGATAGCGGGTGGCAACGATTGACCGACGTTTACGGCCAGTTGGGACAGGGGGTCTGGGACTGGAAAAGCGTCTCCAGAAATCCGGCCTTTTTCGAGAACTGGATTTCAGCGAACTGGCAAGGAGTTCGTGGAAAATTTGGCAACCACAGGAAGTATGAAAGCCTGCGACCGGGATCCCATCGATCGACGGGGAAAGTCGTACGCAGCTATGTCAATTTGATCGGCGCCCAAGGACACCAACGTTTCTTTCAGCAAACCGGGTTTGGAAGAAACGACAGGTTCGATGCGCTCTATGACGCCACTGACATCCTGAGCTTTGGCAGGCTCGCAAAGTTTGACTATCTGATGCTGCTTGCGCGGTATCAAATAGTTCAGATGAGGCCTTTGTCGGCGTATTTGAGCGGAGCGACCGGGCCTAGTAGGGGCGCAAAATTATTGTTCACCGGCTCCGCAAACGGAAATGTCTCAAGCCAAAATTTGCAGATCAGCCTTGATGGCCTAGATGGTTTTCTGAACGTCGGCATGGCCGTGCTTGAAGACGCATTGTGCAACTGGCAGAAGCAGCCGCTAACCTTTGTTCACTTCAAGGGTTAGCAAATCTATACTGTGACATGCTCAATTTCATCCCAATTCCAGCGACGCTTTAGGTGGTTCATTTGTCGGTGCTCAATCACGCCCCGATGCTGCATTTGACCGACTGTCAAGCCAGGTGCAACACCAGCCGATACGCTGAAGCGCACAATTGCATTTCGATTGGCCCCTAGCTTGAGCAGCTCACTTTCGCGTTGCTCCGGAACAATGCAATCACTTGCGAATCGATTTGCCTCGAGCTCGTACTGATCGTTGGGCGTATCGTCGCCATCGACAAATGTTTCGGCGCTGTGCAGCAAAAGATGACCGATTTCGTGGAAAACCGTGAACCAGAACTGGTCATCCGCGCGGTGTCGAAAGCTAAGAAGCATCATCGCCTTGTCGCCTGAAACTAGCCGAGTTGCCCCGCTCGCATGACAACCTTGAGGAGTTCTAACAACGACGACCGCGACGCCGGCTTCAGCGCACAAAGTGCGCAGCTTAGGTAGAAAGCGCGAAGGGTTCCCGATTTTTGTCAACGAGCGAATCGCGTCGAGACGATCCCTTAGATTATCGGAGGACCAATGACGAGTTTGAACCAGCTCTGACTCTAGTTCGCCGCGTCTAAGCCAAAGCAGCATTGCTGCATTCCTAGGGACAAAGCTCATCGAACGGCGAAAATGGGTTTCGGAGCAGATTTTCCCGTACCGATTCTCCCAACTCTCTAAGCTTGGAACGTTATAGAAGAGCATTCGGCGTCGAATTTCTTCCGAAAGCCCACGGCCCGATCGACGAGCTTGGCGCCCCTGCGCTGCTGGCATTGGCACTCGCTCAACCCATTCAGACGCATCACAACCGGCCGCCTCAACGGCACGCTCCAGAGCAGCTGCAAATTTCTCTTGACGCTTCAACCAAAAACCAGCGCTCCCTCCCAGCGTATCGCTGAGAACGCTTGATATATGAGCATCAATGGCCAGCGCACCGTCCAAAAGCGCGCGGACATCGCTGATGCCGCCATCAAAGTGGGGAGCAAGCGTGTCGGCACCGATTCCGCGCCGCTTCATTGCCACACTGATTGAGTCACCGGGTTTTGAGAACCAGTCTGCTTGCCCCACGTCAAGTGCCATGTTGTGCCCCAACCGCCATCAACTTCAATCGCGTCACTGTTTGCCAGTCCACTTCGCCGTCGGCAGATAGCTGATAACGACGGCCCGAAACAGCGAAATTCGCGACCATCGCACTGCCAAACTGTATCACGATCTCCGGCGGACGCAGACATTTTGCATCATCTGCAAAGTACTGAAGCAGCTCCAGGCAGTTGTCCTGAGCTTCTACGTCCGCGATCATCGTGACCATAGCAAGAGCGTCGATTCGGCCAAGCTTCGTCTCCGCTACGTTCATAACCAAGCACAATTCCTGAAGTTCCTGCGTATGAAACGAGACGATCAACCCGGCTGGCCTACCTGCTACCGATGTGGAAATGAGGGATTAGCCCATAGCGGAAATAGGCGTATCGCTTACAATCTGCGGAAGCGGTGAACCACTAGGCTTGCCAGCATGTTTGGCCCTTATCGCCTCGATCCGCCGCCAGTTTCGCTGAAGCTCGTTCTCCGCCGCCTCGTCGAGCGATATTTGCGCCGCACTGCAGAACGCAGCCAGGGTGACCATGACCCCGCCAACTTCCTGCTGCAACGGCCCGTCCGGGCGATCGAAAACATAATCCACGAGCCTTAGAACGTCGTGCTTGGTGCAACCATTGGCTTGGACAAGTTCGAGCGCTTCTTCCATAAAGCGGTGCGCGCGCTCATCAAGGTCAGTTCGTGCTTCAGCAGGGAAGCAGGCTGCGACCCACTCAGACACGCGATCCTGATACGCCGTCATGTTACCCCCCGGTTTTCTTTTCCTTCTGCCACATCATCTTGTGCATGCCAACAGAAAATCATCATTCACTGGTATTCATCGGCGATGGGCTTCGCCTGGACATACGTTATCGCCACCCGTCTCCCCAAACGTTGATGTGGCGTTGATGTAAAACAGGGATTGGGATGTCTGACCATTTCGGTCGGCATCCAAATCTTTGATATCTTGTAATTTTTTGGTTGCGGGGGTAGGATTTGAACCTACGACCTTCAGGTTATGAGCCGAACTCTTTGATTCTCATGACTCTTTTCTATTCAGAGACTTAACGTGCAAGCCTTTGAGACGGCAGACTTTTTCGAGAACTATCGGCGCTTCTCGCCGGATTTGGACGGATCAACGTGCGCACAGGGACGCATTCGCGGGTTGACCAGACGTTGACCAGACGTTGACAAGCGATGTTCATCGAACGCGAAAGCCATCCCTACATCCCTTGGATCGGTCTCGACGCGAAGGGCGGAGAGCGGACGGTCGCTGCGCAAAGGATGGAGGTCAGCAATGCGGGACTTTCCTGACTTTCGCTGCGACTGCGCGGTGTGAGGTTTGTGCAGTGGCCCCACAGCGATCCTGAGATCGGCGCCGTCAGGCAGCCTCGTAGCTGGAGAAGATTTCCGTCCTGCCATCTCCGAGGATCAGGAACACGTCGTAGGCTTCCCGCTCATCCTCTGGCCCCATGCCCGGTGATCCGTAAGGCATCCCAGGCACGGCGAGACCGACGGCATCGGGGCGCTCGGATAGCAGCCGTCGAATGTCGGCCGTCGGCACGTGTCCTTCGATCATGTAGCCCTCGATTTCGCCGGTGTGGCAGGAGGTCATGTTCTGGGGGATGCCGTTCTCGAGCTTGTGCCGGATCAGGAGGGTGCCGAAGCTGCGCTCGGTGGTGACCTTAAATCCGTTCTCTTTGAGGATCTCGATCCAAGCTGTGCAGCAGCCACAGTTCGGGTCTTTCAGAACGTGGATCGCGGGAGAGCTTTGAGACAGTCCGGCGGTCGGTGCCGTCGCGGCGAAGCAAGCGGCGGAGGCCATCACGGCGCGGCGGGTGAGGGTCATCAGGGTTCCTTTCAGGTCTTTGCGGCGGCGCGATCGGGGCGTGTCTCAGCGGTCAGATCGACGTGACCCGCAGGTTCAGGCGTGCCGGTAGGACGGAAGAACAGCAGCCGCAGGGCGTTCATCGTCACCAGCAAGGTGGCACCGGTATCCGCGAGGATTGCGATCCAAAGGCCGGTGATCCCGAGCACGGTAGTCACGAGGAATATCGCCTTGAGGCCGAGCGCAATCGCGATGTTCTGGCGGATGTTCGAAATGGTCGCACGGGAGAGGCGGATCTTGCCCGGCTCATCGGTCACACGGTTGCGCAGGATCGCCGCGTCGGCCGTCTCGAGCGCCACGTCGGTGCCCGAGCCCAAGCGTGCTGTCGATGCCCTTTGCGGATGGAATGCTGGACATCGATTATTTCCCCGTAACGTTTTCTTCTCGGTGGTTACGTTCGGGCTTGTTCTGCGCCGAGCGGAAGCTGTCCCAGAACAGCAGGGCCGCACCGCAGAAAATCGCCACATCCGCAAGATTGAAGGACGGCCAGTGGTATGTTCGGTAATGGAAATCCAGAAAATCCGGGACGGCCTGATAACGCAGCCGGTCGAGGACATTGCCGAGCGCGCCGCCGATGATCAGACCGAGAGCGGCAGCCGTCAGCCTGTCCGGCGCGCGCCACAACCAGATCAGCAGCCATGCCACGATCACGCCAGCAAGCGCGATGAGACCCCACCAAGGCACGATCCCGCCCAGCATACCGAAGCTGACTCCATCGTTCAGAACCCGCACGAGATTGAGAAAGGGTAGAACCTCGACGCCGCGCTCAAGCGCCGGTGTGTTCAGCGCAAGCGCCTTGGTACCCTGATCGAGGCCGAACGCCGCGATCGCGCAGAGCCCGCCCAGAACGCGGCTGTTCATGCCGCTGCCTTCAGATCGGCCCGCGCATCGCGGATGATTGCCCAAGACGAGTGCAGGAACAGTCCGGCGATGCCGAAGGCGACGATGAGGTCCGGCCAGGCGCTGCCCAGCCACGCCACGAGACCGGCGGCAACGACAACCGCCGCATTGCCGATGGCGTCGTTGCGCGAGAATAGCCAGACGGCCCGCATGTTCGCGTCGCCCTTGCGGAACCGCAGCAGCGGCAGAACGGAGATGACGTTGACGACAAGGGCGATCATGCCAAGCAGGCCCATTAGACCTGCATCCGGCGTCGTCCGTTCGAAGACTCGCACGATGGTCGTGCCGAGGACGCCAAGGCCGAGCAGGCCGAGGAAGATGCCTTGGATCAAGGCCGACCGTGCCCGCCAGGCGAGGCTCCAGCCGATGGCCAGCAGGCCAAGGAAGGTGATCGCGCCGTCGCCGATGAAATCGAGCGCATCGGCCTTCACGGCCTGCGATCCGGAAATGAAACCGCCGATCATTTCGAGGACCCCGTATCCCACGTTCAGGATCACGACGATCCAGAGGGCACGGCGGTAGGCCGGGTCCTGATGGGCGGGATTCGGCGGAATGTCTTCATCGCCCTCGATCCGGTCGAAGCCATAGCCTGTCACCGCGACTGCCTTTTCGATGTCCGGCAGGCGCACTTCGGGTGCAGTCAGTGTCATGATGTGCGTCGCGGCCGACACTTTCACATCGCCGGGCGCGACCCCGGCTGCCTGTGCCGCCCGCTCGATCTGCGCGGCATCCTTGGCGCAATCCATACCGGAAACCCGGTAACGGACGGGCGGGACATCTGCCGTCGATCCGGCATTTTCGGTGTTGGCCATGGTCGCGCTATTCCTGCTAGGATGAATCGAAGAACAACATATCAGCGAGGAGTGATATGGCGCAATTGGTCGATGACCGCAAGAGCGCAACCATCGAGCGACGGGCGAAGCTGTTCCGCGGCTTCGCGGACCCGAGCCGCCTGGCCATCCTCGGTGCACTTTGCAACGAGCCATTGGCCGTTCACGAGCTCGTCGAGCGGACCGAACTATCGCAACCCAACGTCTCCAACCATCTGAGGTGCCTGCTGGACTGCGGGCTTGTCGCCAGCGACCGCGAAGGGCGCTTCATCCGTTACCGTATCAGCAACCCGCGCGTCACGGTCCTTCTGAACGATGTGGACGCACTTCTCGACGTGGTCGCAAAGGGTGTTGAGGCGTGTGACAATTATCGTGAGGCGTGAGTCAGAACGGACGGCCGGTCGACTCGGCGCAGATCGGTTGGAAAGATGTTGTCCGTGTGCAGGGTCCGACCGGAATCCTGCTGAGGTTCGACAAGCTGGCTTCGGAAGAGACACCATTCATGTATCACTGCCACATCCTCGAACACGAGGATGCGGGCATGATGGGGCAGTTTACGGTCACATAACAGGACCCCACCCGCTCGACACCGGGCGTCGTCAAGAGCTTACGTCTTCTTGCGGCGTTCTATCAGGTGCCGGTGTCGCCTTGTTGAAACGCATTACGGAGTATGTCTAGACCCGAACGGAGAACACCTCGCTAAGCTGCGGGTCCGCCGAAGCGGCCGTCCAGTCGCTCGGCAGCATTCGTCAAAAAGGGCTCCAAGTGGACCTTCGTTGCAATGAAGTCGAACGGCAGCTCTGGGCAACTCTCCGCCCCTACCTCTTCGGCGTCACATCCTTCATCCCATGCTGCAGCAACAATGAGACCTGTTCTGCGGTGAACTTGAACTCCTGGCCATCTGGGATCCGCTCGGCTGACACCGGGTATTTCGGGCGGCGGGGGTCGATGCCGGTGATGCGGAACTGCTCGCGCCCGGTGCTGAACTGGCGGCCGTAATCGGCGGGGGAAAGCCCAAAGGCCTCGGACAGCGCCTCGAACCGAAGCCGCTCGGGATCGAGAGCGCTGCCATCCGGCAGGGGGATCGAGACGCGGAAGGTGGCATCGAACCCCCAGCGCAGGTCGGCGCCGGTGATGTCGCGCGGCTCGACCACTAGGCCATGACGACCGGCGACGGCTTCGCAGGCCTTCAGCATTTCAGCTTGCAGGCGCCGGCACAGCACGGGCGTCAGGTTTCTTGGAGGCTTGGCGCTGGGCATGGAAGTTTCGTGTTTGGGGTGTGCCGACAGGATTACCTCTTGCTCGGCCTCCGATCAAACCATCGGCGCAGAAGGGGGCGGGCGTCCGTCTGTTCCCCACCCCGTGCGCTGGGCAAAGTCACCTAACACCTTGTTTTTCTTTTTTAGGAATTGTCACCCGGCCTTCAATTCCACCTTCCGCCTATATTCCGGTCCCGGTCCCGTGGTCCGCCTTGATAGTGGCGCGGGTCTACGCCTGTGTCGTCGGGCAAGGAGGCGGGATGGATGGTCAAACGACTGAAACTGAATGAGAAAACCCTGCGCGATGCGGAACCGAAGCCCGGCGTTAGCTATCAGATCTTCGACACGGAGGTGATCGGCTTCGCCGCCCGGGTCCAGGCATCGGGCGCGCGGACCTTCACCATTGACTACCGGCACGCCGGGCGGCAGCGGCGAATGACCATCGGGCGCTGGCCGGAGTGGAGCGTCACGGCCGCGCGCGAACGCGCCAAGGAGCTGCGGCGTGCCATCGACGAGGGTCAGGATCCTCTGGCAATGCGTGACGAGTGGCGCGGGGCCCCGTGCGTCACGGACATGATCGACCGCTACATCGCCGAGCATCTGCCGAAGCTGGCCAAGACCAATGCAGGCGACCAGGTCTCGATGCTGAAGAAGATGGTGGAACCGGCCTGGGGCAACCGGCTGGTGACGGAGATCACCAAATCCGACGTCGCAAAGTTCCTCGATTTCGTGGCCGAGGGGCGTCCCCGCCCCTGCAAGGCGAAGCCCAACAACCGGGCCCGCAAGCTGCAGGGTCACAAGCCCACCCCGATCCGCGCCAACCGCATGGGCGAGGTGCTGCGCAAGATGTTCACGCTGGCGGTGGAATGGGAATGGCGGACGGACAACCCCGCGCAAGGTTTCCATCGGCGCATCGAACATGCCCGCGAACGGTTCCTGTCTCCCGAGGAACTGACCCGGCTGGCGGCCGTGCTGGATGCGGCCGAGGATCAGCGCGCCGCGGCGATCATCCGCATGTGCATGCTGACCGGCGCCCGGGTGGGCGAGGTCCGGACGGCCCGGTTCGAACAGTTCAACCTCGACTATGCGATCTGGTCGAAACCCGCCTCGACCACCAAGCAGCGAAAGATCCATCGCGTCCCGATTTCGCAGGACGTCGCGGCCATCGTGCGCCTGCGCCAGCACGCGGTACCGCGGGGAAACCCGTGGCTGTTTCCCGGCGAAACTGTCGGCCAGCCGGTGCGGGAAATCCGCCGCTTCTGGGCCAAGGCACAGAAGGACGCCGGGCTGGCCGACGTCAGAATCCATGACCTGCGCCACACCTTTGCCTCCCTGCTGGTCAGTGGCGGCGCGTCGCTGGAAATGATCGGCAAGCTCTTGGGCCACAGTCAGATGCAGACTACCCAGCGCTATGCGCACCTGATGGATTCCCCCCTGCGGGCGGGCGTCGACACGGTGGCCAGCCTCCTGCGCCCGCGGCCGCGCCTCGTGCATGACGCGGCGCAGGACGGGACCGACCTGCCGAAATCAGCCTGATCTTCACACGGTTTCCTCGCCGCGCAACTTGCGCCAGAGCGAGGTCAGCCGCTTGCGGATGGTGCTTTCATCCGGCACCTCGCCCGACTTCGAATTCTGGACGAACCAGTCTTGAACCAGTGCAATCAGCGCGGTCTGGGTGTCGGGCACGCCTCTTTCGAACAGGAATACGGTCAGCCACGCGTACATGGAATCCCAATCGTACCGCGGGCTGGCACCGACGGTGGAGGCCGGGCGCCGCAGCAGATCGCGTTCCTCCTCGAACTGCTGCAGGGATCCCGCCGACAAGAGAAGGTCGGACGACCGGATCAGCACGCCGTCGGGAGGGTCCGTCACTTTGAGCCAGGTCTTGGATCCGGGCGGCATCACGCGCCGCAGCCTCGCCTGTTCGTCGCTCGGGCCGATCCGTCTGAACATCGGCATCAGTTCGGCAATCGGAACCTCGACCAGACCGGCGACGGTCTCATCGCCGCAACTCACTGGCGGAATGCCTGCCAAAACCTGAAGGTGTCCCTCTGCCGCCCAGCCCGCGACATCGGCCGGGGGACAGCCCCAGCGCACGGCAATTTCGTAGATGGAATAGAAGGCGACGGGCGGCAAAGGCATGAACGAACTCCTCTCAGACATACGGCATCCTTCGGCCAGGGCCATCGGACTGCGGGTTACAAAAACCCGCCGTGCCAAGCACGCGGGTGGACTGGCTGCAGCCCACGTCGTCGAAGAAAACTGCCTGTAATTGGCCACCCCACCCCAAGAGGGGCGGCACCTGGCTTCGGTTGCCTTGTCGATTCTTATGTTCTGCTCGACCACGAATCTACGCATCCTGAAGGCGAACGATCAACCAGAATCCTGCACTGGCGCACCGGAACAAAAAAAGAACTTGTGGATATCATCCAGAACCGTCGGAACCCGACCGGAATGGTCCATTCCGGCAATTCCGGTCCCTGCGAAACCGGCGAAACCGCCTCAGCGCCGCCCGATCAGCCCCAAGCTGTCGGAGCGGCTGCGACGAAGCGCGTATCGTCGCCAGGAACCGGCGCTTGGGACGCCCTGGGAGGGCTGCCGCAACACCAGTCGCGTCGCGCGCCAGCCGCCAGAACACCAATAAAACAAGGGGTGGAATTGGACGGCAGCGGCCAGTTCCACCTTCCGCCTGTCTTCCGGTCCTCGCGCTCTGCTTCGCTGGAACCGCCCCCAGCAGAGGGGTGCGAGGCGAACGGAGCAGCCCATGAAAGACATGCAAGATGGCTCGGTGGAGGAGATCCCTGACCTCCTGGCCGACTGGATCAGCCGCGAGCAGCTGGCCCGCGTGCTGGGCTTGACCACAGATACTTTGTCGCGGTGGGAGGCTCGCCGTCAGGGGCCGCCATGCACACGCATAGGTCGCAAGACCTTCTATCGCCGCCTAGCCATTCAGGAATGGATCAGGGCGCAGGAACAGGCCCACCCGGTGCGCAAGACGCGGGGGCGGCCATGACCAGCCACCCTTGCAGTTCCGCCTGGCCCACCGACCGCTTGGCCGAGGCCCGCGCCGTCATCGCCGACGTCGCGCATCACAGCGATCAACTGATCCGGCTCGCCTGCAATGTGCTCGCCCAGCATGGCGAGACCCCGAGCGAGCGTGCCGATGCTCAGCGCTTGCTGGTCGTCGTCGATGCGCGGCGGCCGGTTCGGCGTGCCCAGCGCGAGGATCAGGGGAGGGCCGCGCGATGAAGCGCCGCGGCACCCCCGAGGCCGACCTGCAGCGTGCCGTGGTGCAGACGCTGCGCATCGCCCTGCCGCGCACCGCCATCATCCATCACTGCGCCAACGAGGTGACAGAGGCTGGGCCCCGCGGGGCAAAGCGCCAGGCGATCCTCGTCGGAATGGGCGTCCATGCCGGGTTCGCCGATCTGATGGTGATCTGCGATGGCCGCGTCCTGTTCCTCGAGTTGAAGGCGCCAAAGGGGCGGCTACGGCCGGAACAGGAGGCATTCCGCGATGCCGTCCAAGCGCAGGGGTTCGGCTGGGCGCTGGTCCGCAGTCTCGATGACGCGCTGGGCGCGCTGGCCGATCACGGCTTCACCACGCGTATCGCTCCTGCCCCGCGGAGGCCCGCGCCATGAGTCACGAGGCCACCAACTGGGCCATCAAGCAGCGCGGGTTGAAGCCGACGACCAAGATCGTGCTCTGGCACCTCTGTGACCGGTTCAACCCTGATTTCGGCTGCTTCCCCTCGCAGGATCGGCTGGCGCATGACTGCGAAATCAGCCGGTCCACGCTGAACGATCACCTCGGCCAGTTGGAGGCCGTGGGCCTGCTGCGACGCGTGCCGCGGCTTGACCCCGTGACCAAGCGCCAGCTGCCGACCCGCTACATCCTGGGGTTCGAGCCGGGCTTCACACCTGTGGCTGTAGCACCGTGTCCGGAAATCGGACACGGGGAGGATGGTGGAGCAGAAACGCTCGACGATGCCGACGGTTGCACTGGCGATGCCATGGCCAACGACCTGCCGTGTCCGGATTTCGGACACGGGGATGGCACGAGGCCCGTGTCCGATTTTCCGGCCGACCCGTGTCCGGAAAATGCCGAAAGCCGTGTCCGGATTTCGGACACTAACCCTGTAAGGGAACCTCTAAGTAAACCAGTAAAGGAGGAGGAGGGCGCGCAGGCGCGCGAGGCGATTTCCGATCAGGTTTTCGGAAACCTGCTCGCAGCACTCGGCCTCGACCCTGACGCCCTGCCCGGCTGGTGGCAAGGCTGGCCGCCCCGCCTGCACGTCCAGCGCTGGCGCGACGAGCTGGGGCTGACCGAGGCGGAGATCATCGCTGCCGCCGAGGCCAGTCGCCAGGAGCATACCGATCCGCCCGATGGGCCGAAGGCGCTGGACCGGGCGATGCAGCGCGCCGCCCAGCGCAAGGTCGAGGATGCCGGGCGGAAGCGCCGGAAGCCCAAGGCGGCCCTTGCTCCAACGGCAAAGCCGATCACCGACCTGCCCGCCTTCTACGCCGATCTGGTCAACTCCGACCGCTTCCTGCCGGTCAGCGCGATCAGCAACACGATGCGCGACGCCATGCTGGCCCGGGGCCTTGTGACAGCCGAACGCCTGCGCGAGCGAGGTGTTCGATGACACTGCAACGGCCGATCGGCCGTGCGGGCGGTCGAGCCATTCAACGTGCGCTGGGCGTGCAGGCGGCGCTGGAATGGGCGTTCCGGGTGGAACAGGCGCAGCTCGAGCTGCCCCTGCCCCCGGACGTCACCGAGGAAGGCTTCGGCTTCGGCCTGGAATACGTCCTGCTGCAACGGGCCGTGCTGGGCTGCAAGATCGACGGTGGTCAGCACAAGATCGGCGGCTACACCCACGAGGACGCCGAGGTGATCGCCGCCACCGTCGCCGGGATCCCCGACAGCCTCGGCGGCAAGCGCATGGCGATCCGAGTCGCCGAACTGGCCCGCGCCGGGCTGACACCAGACTGGATGCCCGGCGCCGTCCCGCGCTGCGTGCCGACCATCGTCAAGCAGAACCAGCATGGCACGCACGCGGGCGCCATAGTCGTAGGGGTCGAGCGCATCCGCGTGCGTGGCCACGGCGCACGAGGCAAGTGGAAAACCATCGACATCCTCGCCTGTCCGGTAACCTTCTCCCCTCACCCGCAACAGATCGAGGCCGCCCGGCGCGGCTACGAAGAATGGTGGCAGGCGCTGGGCTGGGTCCGCGAGGGACTGGTCACGGGCGGTATGCTACGAGAGCTCGAGGTGACAGCTGCGATGCCGAAAATCAGGCCGTGGGCTTGACGGCTTTGCCAAGCTGTCTGGCGTCCGACCAAAACCCGGTCATGTCTCGGCGGTTCGGGCAACTCCGAACCGAAGATGCGGTTGTTTTCAAACCGATCTGTTAAGGGACCAATGATAGAACATCATGATCGCGGACCTTGCGGCGACGTTCAGACCATCGACAGCGAAGCCTGCCTAGCATAGCATCAGCGGACGGCTTGATCCCAAGGCCCAGGATATTGTGGCGACAAGCGAGCAGGAAGCATTCATGGAACACTCCGAAGCACCCTTCAAGTTCATCGATTTGTTCGCGGGAATCGGGGGCCTCCGGCGTGGCTTCGACGCAATTGGTGGACAATGCGTCTTCACCTGCGAGATGAACAAGTATTCTCAGGAGACCTATCGCGCCAACTTTGGAAGCGACCATGAAATCGCCGGTGACATCACACAGGTTGCCGCATCGGACATTCCTGAACATGATCTGCTTCTAGCCGGATTTCCTTGCCAGCCGTTCTCTTTGGCTGGCGTCAGCAAGAAGAACTCACTCGGTCGAGCTCATGGGTTCGCGGATGAGACGCAGGGGACCCTGTTCTTCGACGTCGTCCGGATCTTGCGTCATCACCAGCCCCGGGCCTTCTTGCTCGAGAACGTCAAGAACCTATTGAGCCATGACAAAGGCAACACCATGCGGGTCATCCTGCATGCCTTGGACGAACTCGGGTACGAGGTCGACTACCGTGTGATCGATGCCCGTTCTTGGGTGCCGCAGCATCGTGAGCGAATTTTCATTTCCGGGTTCCGGAGAGACCACAAGACGACCTTCTCTTTCAATGATGTGTTCGTTCCGTCGGGGCCCAACCCGACCCTCGCATCGATCCTGCACCCAGAGGACGGGTCGGAGGCCGCAGATGGGCGTTACACGACGGGCAGCTTCGGCAAGGTCAACGAGCGTTACACGCTGACTGATGGCCTCTGGTCGTACCTGCAGCGATATGCCGAGAAGCATCGCAGAGCAGGCAACGGGTTCGGTTTCGGGCTGGTAGGCCCCGAGAACGTGGCCCGCACACTCAGCGCCCGGTATTACAAGGATGGGTCTGAAATCTTGGTCAAGCAGCCAGGAAAGAACCCACGCCGTCTGACCCCGCGGGAATGCGCGCGCCTCATGGGTTTCGACCGTCCCGGCTCCAACAATCCTTGGAAGATCCCGGTAAGTGACACCCAAGCATATCGGCAGTTCGGCAACGCCGTTGCGGCACCCGTTTCGGTTGCGATCGCCGAAGCGATGGCTCCATGGCTGACCAACACGGTTGCCATCCGGTCGCGAAGGGAACGTGTTGGCTGACAAGAAGGCGCCCCTGACAAGATCACAGATGATGGCGCGTGTCCGTTCGGCGGATACCAAGCCGGAACTGGTCCTGCGCAAGGCCCTTCACGCCATCGGCTTCCGGTTCAGGTTGCACGTCCGTTCCCTCCCGGGTTGTCCGGACATCGTCATGCGGAATCACAGGTGCGCTATCTTCGTCAACGGCTGCTTTTGGCACGGTCACGCTGACTGCAAGTATTTTCGTATTCCCAAGACCCGGCCAGAATTCTGGGCCGCAAAGATCGAAGCCAACCGGGAGCGGGACACACGCGCGATCGAGGCGCTGCTGGGCTGCGGCTGGCGGGTTCTTGTCGTCTGGGAATGTGCGACGCGGTCGTTTCAGGTGGACAATTTGATCAACATCATCGCCACATGGTTGCAGGGCACTGAAACAAGTGCAGAATTGTCATCGGATGGCCTGTCGACCAACAGGCGCACGAGGTCCGGAATTTCATCCGGCGAGCAGGAAACACGAAGATGAACGACCTTATCAACGACCCGAACGCATCGCGGCTGATTTATGGCCTGCGCGACACCGGCTACAACGTCAAGACCGCGGCTGCGGACATCATCGACAACTCGATCGCGGCAGGCGCGGAGAACATCAACATCGAGATCCAGCTCCTGCATGACGGACGGAAGGTCGTCTATTTCGGCGACGATGGTCACGGGATGAACCAAGAGGAAGTCCGGAATGCCATGCGGTACGGAGCGGACAGGCGCCCCGACGCAAAGAGCCTTGGAAAATTCGGCCTGGGCCTCAAGACCGCCTCCAGCTCGGTTTGCAAGCGCTACAGCGTGATTTCTCGGCGGTCTGAAGACCAACCCTTGGCGAAGCTTACATGGGACCTGGAGCACGTCGAACAGCACAACGTCTGGGAAATGCTGGCCGAGCCGGTGACGGCGGATCAAAACGAGATGTTCGACGAGTATTGCGGTCCGACCGGCACGCTTGTCATTTGGGAAAATTGCGACCGGTTGCTGTCAAAGGAATACACGCCGGGCACCAAGGAACAGGCAGCTGTCAAACGGATGTCCGAGGCCCTGAGCAAGCACCTCTCCCTCGTCTTCCACCGATTCCTTGATGAAAATGACAGCCGGGAAGGGAACGTGGTGATCCGGATCAACGGAACTCCGGTGAAGCCATGGAACCCGTTCTATCCCGAACGTTCCGAACAAGTGCTTGCTCCGAACAAACAGAAAGTGGTCGTCGAACTCTTCGATGGGAGCGAAGAAGTCGCTGAAATGAAGGCGTGGATCCTTCCGCACCGCCGCGACATGACCAAGGAGGAGGAGGCCGAGTTCGCGCGGATTTCGAACAGGGCGCAAGGCTTCTATGTCTATCGCGAGGGCCGCCTGATCCAGGATGGTGGCTGGATGGATGTGTTCGGTGCGCCTGAGAACGGCGGTGCGAAATTAGTCCACGTTAGCGGCGGCATGGTGCTGCTGCGGGCGGCGTAAAAGTCGTCCACCTATTGCCTTTCTGCGTCAGCAGGGAGGGCGTGAGGATTTACAGCG